ACGGTCGGACGTGCTCCAGCAGCAGTTCCATCTAGGCAAGCATCCGCGGATCTCGCTCGTCCACGCGACCCGCGGCCGCACGTCGAAGGCCGTCGCCTGCCGCGAGGCTTGGCTCGGGCTCGCGCAGGATCCGAGCCGCATCGAGCACGTCTTCGCCGTGGACGCGGACGACAAGGAGTCGGTCACAATGGGCAAGCAGTTCCTGAGCGTCGTCTCGGAGAAGCGGTCCTGTGTCGCAGCTTGGAACCTCGCAGCCAAGAAGGCGCGCGGCGACCTGATCGTGCAGCTGTCGGATGACTGGGTTCCTCCGATCGGCTGGGATGCCAAGCTGCTTTCGCTCGTCGAGGATCGCGATTTGCAGAAGGAGCCGATCGTGATCGCCGTGCACGACGGGCACCGCACCGGCCCGCTGCTTTGTATGGCGATCCTCTCGCGCGCGCGCCTAGAGCAGCAGGGCGGCGAGCTCTTCCACGAGGGCTACCAGTCGGTCTTCAGCGACAACGAGTTCTCCCACCGAGCCTGGCGCGACGGCATCGTGATCGACGCGCGCCACCTCTACCGCTTCGAGCACCAGCATCCGGCCTTCAAGAAGGGGCAATGGGACGCGACGTACCAGCACAACAACACGAAGGAGCGTTACGATGCCGGCCTCGAACTCTTCAAGCAGCGCAACCCAGACGCCGATTCAAAATGGACCACGCCTTAAAGTTTGAGTCGGAATACGTCGTCGATGCGGCGACCGGCGCGCTGACCTCGCGCGACCGCACGATTCGCGCCCAGTACGATCACGCCTACGTCGCGCGCTACGAGAAGTACCCCGAGCGCGAGCTTTCCGAGATCCGCGCGGCGCTGTTCAATCGCTTCTTTCGCGAGGCGTTCATCGTCTGCGATGTCGGCTACGGCACCGGCGCGTTCCTGCGGGCGGTCAAGGATCGCAGTCCTTGGGTCCATTGCTGGGGCTACGACGTTTCCCCTTATCCTCCGCCATCCTTCGTGCGCGTGGATCGCGAGTGGCAGCGGGCACGCTGGCCGGTGCTGACGTTCTTCGACTCGCTCGAGCACTTCGACCAGCTGCCGAAGTTCGAGGCTCAAGGCGTGATCGTCTCTGTCCCGTGGTATCACCCGCAGTTCGGCCTTGAGTGGTTCTACAACTGGAAGCACCGGCGCCCAGGTGAGCATCTCTGGCACTTCACGCCCAATTCGCTCGCCTCGGTGATGGCGCAGCGCGGGCTACGGCCGGTCTTCATCGGCTCGCCCGAGGACGCAGTCCGAAAGAATGATGGTGACTGGCCGAACATTCTCACGATGGTCTTTAAGGCGTGAGAATCTGCATCGTCTACCACCAGCGCCTCGGCGACATTATTCGCATCCTGCCGATTGCGCGGCATCTCGCGAGCCAAGGCCATTCCGTCTACGTCGAGTGCCTCCCGCAGTACTGGGGGCTATTCGGCTGCGTCAGCTATGCGCGGCCGTCTGATCCCAAGCAGCGCCACGAGATGCGCTTCGGCCGCGTGCTTGAGCTTGAGATCTGGCCGCACCGCTACGACGAGTATCGCGCCAGCGGCAAGCCGTGGGGCGACTTCGTCTTCGGCCTTTTCCCCGAGTTCGCGCAACTCAACCAGCGGCCGGAGTTCGATCTGATCGACGAGCAGCCGCCGCTGGAGGACTACGGCTTCAGCCGCGAGATCTGCCTTCTGGCGCCGTTCGGCTACAGCCAAGGGCGACAACACCACGCGGGCAAGCTGATGGAGACCTGCCGGCGGGTCGCGAAGCGGCCAATCGTCTTCCTCGCGGATGAGGCGCAGGAGGCGAAGCTCCTGACCTGGCGCGTGCCGCAGACGATGATCCTGCGGGCGAAGTCGCCGGCGCACTTGCCGCGGATTATCCGCGACGCGGAGGAGATGTTCACGATCAACTCCTCCCCGTGCATCATCGCCGGCGCCGTGCGGAAGGAGTTCTGGCACGTAAGCTCTGGCGTGGCGCAGGACGACGCCTTCTCGCCGGCCTCGCGAGTTGTGACAGTTGGCGATTAAGTATGGCCGCAGTCCGCGACTTCGATCCCGTACAGCTGGCGCTCGATCAGGGCGCCATCCTGGAGCAAGCCGGCATCACGTTCTCCTACCTCGGCAGCACGATCACCGGAGTGTGGTCTTCCAGCCGGAACCTTTTTGACGAGTTCGAGGATCAGCGCCGGGATGACGTGAAGTTCACGGTTTTCTTTACGACCTCCTCGGTGACTGGCACGCCGGCGCAGAGCCAGACGCTGGTGCGGGCCGGCACGACCTACTTCGTGGAGCAAGTGCGGTTCGACGCGGAGGGCGCGGGCTGCGAGATCGACGTCGCGAAGGTGATATGATCGACATCACCCTCAACTCTGGGAAGCTCGACCTGGCGCTTGAGCGGCTGGCGCAGTCAGCGCGCGTCGATCTAGGCAAGGTCATCAAGCAGGAGGGCGGCAACGTGGCGCGGTCGATAATGATGATTCTGCCGCCGACCGGACAACACGAGCACCGGAAGAGCAAAAAGCCGGTGAGATCCGGCCTGACGACGGCTGCAAAGGAGCAGGGCGAATACGCAATTAAATCGGATCTCTTCGGCGGAAGGACTCGGACCATAAAAAAGCAGATTACGACGCTCGGCATCTTCCAGCGGATCGGAAGTTCGCAGGTTACGCCGCCCAAGAGAGCGCGGACTGAAACCGTCAACGTCCGTCTGGGATGGGAGACGTCCAAGACGATTCGCATCTACTGGAAATACTGGCAGCAGAACGCATCGGTTAAGACGATGCGGAACTTCCATTTGAAGTATCGCGACCGCTACGGACGGATCGGCTACGTTGACCGGAATCCGATTGGCCGCTGGCAGGTGCAAAGTCAGATGTGGATCAGCGATGCATCCGCCGACCGTTATCTCAACTCCGTCCAGTCAAAGGTTGGCTGGGCCAAGGCTGGATTTGCAGCGGCCGCTATGGCAACCGGCCAGCGCGTGCCAGCCTGGGTGCGTCGTCACGCGGCGCGGGCTGGCGTCGAGTCGCACAATTTCACCAGCGATAAACCGTTTCTGACTGGCACTGCGACCAACATCAAGGTGCCAAACCCTGATCGCTACGTAAATGATGCGCTGGAGTTCCGCGCGAAGATCACCTTGAAGAAAGTCGACGCCATCCTCGCCAACCGCGCCGTCAACCTTGGATTCGCGCGCATCAGCGGTGCTGGCGTCGTGCAGGAGAATATGCCACGATGAGCACCCGCACCAACATCCGCAATGCCATCGGGCTCAAGCTGACGCAGGCTGGCGTCGTGCCCACGGCTAATCTCCTCAAGGGCCGGAACAACACGCTTGTCTCGACGAGCTTCCCGTCTGCCGCGGTTTACGCGGTCAACGAGCAAGTCGAGGTCCGCACGCTGGCGCCGTCAAATCGGACCCAGTACCGGACGCTGCAAGTGATGGTTGAGTATTTCACCGCGGAGGTGGCCGGCTCGACGACGATCATCGACGACCTATTCGATACGGGCTCGGCTGCGGTCGAGGCCGCGGTGCTCGCTGACGTGACCCTGGGCGGCGTCTGTGATGACCTACTTCTGACGTCCGTCGATTATGTGATCGAGCCTGACGAAGAGCGTCGTTGGGGCGTCGCTCGTCACACCTTCTCCTGCATCTATTTAACCACCGACTAAAATGGCGAACCACTTAGGCCGCGAAGGCACCGTCAAAATCTCGTCGACCACCATCGGCGAGCTCCGCAACTACTCCTTGGCTCACTCCTCCGACGTCGTCGAGGACTCGGTCATCGGCGACACCTACCGCACGCGGAAGGCCACGCTGAAGACCTGGAGCGTCAACGGCGATCTCTACTGGGACGAAGTCGATGCCGGCCAGATCGCGCTGACCATCGGCTCCACCGTGACCGTGAACCTCTATCCCGAGGGCATCGCGTCGACCTCCACCTACTACACCGGCAGCGGCATCGTGACGAAGTTCGACATCAGCGCCGCATTCGACGGAATGGTCGAGGGCTCGATCAGCATCGAGGGCAACGGCGCGCTGTCCACTTTGACGGTCTGAGGTGAAGGATGGACGCTATTGACCTAGTTCGCGAACACTTCGCTTCCCTCGGGACCAAGAAGATTGAGGTGCCCGAGTGGAAGCTGACGATCCACGCCACTCCCGTCACGCTGGCCGAAAAGGCGCGCCTTTACAAAAAGAGCCGAGAGAGTGATATGGAGCTCCTCGTCGACA